ATACTTCTAGGGTCAGCACTAAACAATTTTATGTTGTATAGAGCTTCAAGATTGCGCCTTCTATTTTGAACATTACGGGTCGCAACACCAAGGATTCTTGCTAATTTTGCGGCAGATTGGTGTTGCCCCCACAGAGCAATAAATTCATCATCCGTGCAGGTTTGATTATGTGCGCCCATTAGAATCCTTTAAGAGCATTCGCTCAAGTAGATTAATAACTCTGTGCTCTTGTTTTTCTACCTCTTCTTCAGAGGATTTTGGGTCTTGCGCCGACATCATAAGGTCATGTAGGAATACATGTAATACCTCATGCAATGCAGTAGCGTCTAAGGATTCGTGGGTTATTTTCTCTGCACCAAAGTCACCCAGTCGGTAGGTGGCCAGTCTGGCCCCTTCGTTAAACTCAACAGAAGCCATCGCTTGTTTAGCGGGCTTCAATCCCTTTTCAATACGCCAGTCGCCGAGGCTAAGGATGTCTTGCCATTTCTTTACACACTGTGCAAAATACTGAGCATCTTCAGCTGTTGGAGTGTTCATTTGACTTAGACCAAGTTGGTGTTCGCAAAATTGCTCCTTTATAACTTTATTAAATAACAGTTTTATGACGCAAATAAATGTTGCAAACAAAAAAGGCGCATGATATAAACACAGTAATCCGGGCTTTCCGGTGCATTAGACAGTCCCGGCTGACGACATACAGACTGATGCACTTAACTTGTATGTAAGGAAACATCATGGGATTCGCAACTCACCTCGGCCCTTGGCTCTTGGGCACTGTCCGTAACACAACTGGCACTACTGTTGGTACTATTGAAAACTGTGGTGCAACCATGGTTTCTCAGACCTTTAAGAAAGACTACACAGGCCAAGCCGCTTCAGCAACCACTGACACTATCTGCGTGTTGCCTGCTGGCGCTCAGATCCAATTCATCCACATCGACACTTTGGTTGCATTTACAGGCTCTACAGCCGCTAACGTGACCATTGGTGACGGCACTACAGCCGCTGCTTACTGGGCTTCTACAGACGTTACTTCTCAAGGTCGCGCTGCTATCAGTAATGCATCCGCTAAATTGAGCGCATGGTGTGGCGCCGCTACTACCGCCTCTCCTAATGGCGCTGGCATTGGATCTACAGACGTTAAGATTATCGCAACAATGACTCCAACTGTTGCAGCAGTAACTGCTGGTACTGTTCAGTACACAATCATCTACACTGTAGCCAATTCAAACGGCGCTCAATTCCCAGCGTCTGCTTAATTGATCTAGGGGGCTTCGGCCCCCATTTACAAGGAGATTAATTATGTCTTTAGTAGGAACAGCATCGTCAATTACCCGAATGGGTAAGTATGAGCCGTTTGATTTGCAAGTCTCTCGCGGGCAAGTTGTTGGTCACCAATACAAATTTCAATTTGGCCAGGCCGCAACTGTAACCACCAATCAAACTGTTTGGGCAACAACTGGTGTTTATGCATACCCAGCTTCCGCAACAGTAATGAAAATTTCCAGTGCTAATGCAAATGATACGTCAGCCGGTTCTGGTGCGCGTACTGTTCGCATTACTGGACTGGATGCAAATTACGATGTAATAACTGAAGAAGTTTCTTTGAATGGTCAAACGTCCGTCAATACAACGAACAGCTATCTTCGCATCAATGATTTTTATGTAACTTCTTGCGGTAGCGGAAACACTGCGGCCGGCATTATTTACGCTGGTACTGGCACAGTAACTAGCGGCGTTCCAGCAACAATTTATTCGTTAATGCCTGTTGCATACAATGCACAGACGCAAGCGATTTACACTGTTCCTGCTGGCTATACGGCTTACATTTCAAGTTATACATTTTCATCCAACAACGGCACTGCTAACACCACTTGCTCTGGATTTTTATATGTGTACTTGTATGGAAATGCATTCCCAACAATTGAAGCTTCTGCACGTTTTAATGGCGGCAATTCTTTTGATCGTCATTTTGATTACCCATTAGCATTTGCTGAGAAAACTGATCTTGAACTGCGCGTCACTTCAAGCAACTCAGGTCAAATGTCTGGCGAAATGCATATTTTATTGGTGCAAAATGGCTACCAAATCACAGCAGGCTAAGAGTCCGGCATGGCAGCGCAAAGAAGGCAAGAATCCCAATGGCGGTCTGAACGCCAAGGGTCGGGCCTCCGCGAAAGCGCAAGGCATGAATTTAAAACCTCCCCAGCCGGAAGGCGGCTCACGGCGCGACTCCTTCTGTGCAAGGATGAGTGGTATGAAGAAGAAACTCACCAGCGAGAAAACGGCAAAAGATCCGAACTCACGCATCAATAAAGCTTTAAGAGCATGGAACTGCTGATATGACTGAACACGACGAAACAGTTAAGTACGTTATTGATGGGGTATCCTTCCTCACTGTCGTAGGAACCTTGTCTGAAATGCTTCCAGCGGTTGCTGCAATTTTTACGATTGTCTGGACTGCTATCCGTATTTGGGAAACCAAAACAGTACAGGGATGGTTAAATAATAAGAAAGCTAAAGATGCCATCGACAAGTAAAAAACAGCACAATTTTATGGCGGCAATTGCCAAGAATCCAGCCTTTGCTAAGAAGGTTGGTATTAAGCAAAGTGTTGGCGAGGACTTTATGAAGGCTGACAAGGGTAGAAAATTTGGTACTGGTGGCATGACCAGGGCAGATGCACAGAGTATTAATAAGCCAAAAACCAATCATGGAAGTATGGCACTTTTTAAAAAGGGTGGCGATATGAAACAAGTAGACATGAAAAAGAATCCAGGTATGGCTAAGTTGCCTACAGCTGTACGTAACAAGATGGGTTTTATGAAAAAAGGCGGCATGGCTATGTTTGAGAAATCAGGCAAAGACGTAGAGAAAAAGGGCATGAAAGAAGGCTCTAAAGCTGACATGGCTCTGGACAAAAAACAAATGATGGGCATGAAAAAAGGCGGCATGGCTGAAGGTGGTAAGGCTGACATGGCTCAAGACAAGGCCATGATCAAAAAAGCTTTCAAGATGCACGATAAGCAAGAGCACAAGGGCGATAAAGGTACCAACTTGTCTATGCTTAAAAAAGGTGGCATGGCAGCATCCAAAATGGGTTCTGTAAAAACAGCCGCTCCAAGTCGCGATGGTATTGCCTCTAAAGGTAAGACCAAGGGTATGATGGTAAAAATGTCTAAGGGCGGCAAGTACTGCTAAGGAGCAATATTATGGAAAAAATTATGAATGAAAAAACCACCATGCCCCGTCATTTGGTGGAGGACATTGAAGCTGAACATGGCGGCAATGCTTTTATGCACGAGCAGAAAAAAGTTAGCGGTATGTACAGCAAAGGTACTGACCACAAAATGCACCATGAGCACGTTAAAGCCATGTGTTATGGCGGTATGGCCAAGGGGAAAAAATAATGCCTAAAGTAAAACGTATTGAGGACATGTCAGACGCTGAGCTTTCTCGCCTGTCCGGTAAAGCTTATGACGAAGCCATGCCAGAGCCAGATACTACCTTTGGTAAATTGGGCCGCAAAGCTTTAGGTGTTATGGCGGCTCCTGCTGGCGCAATTGTTGGGGGCGCTTATTTGGGAACACAACCTGGTAGCCCCGGAATTATTGATTCTGCAAAATATGGTGCAAAAGGAATGTACCATGCCATGGCCGGCACTAAAAAAGATCGCGATGAAGACCTTCAAGAATATTTAGATGCTACTAAACGCGCTAAAAGTATTGAACGTCAACGTAATTCTAGCGAAAACACCAACGCTATGGGCGACACTTATAAGCGTGGTGGCAAAGTAAAAAAGATGGCCTCTGGCGGTAAAGTTTCCACGGCTTCAGCCCGTGCAGATGGATGCTGCATCAAGGGTAAAACTCGCGGAAAGATGGTGTAATTATGATGAAGCGTAAAACCAAACGTTACGATGGTGGTGGTGTTACCGAAGATGATCTTGAACTTGCTAATGCAAGCGAAGATCCAATTCAAGAGTTAAATAGAATCAAAGGTTTTACAGCTACTGAGGATTCAAGCTCTCCCGCTCCCAAAAAACAATCTTTTAAAGAAGCATTTGCGGAAGCCCGTAAAGGCGGAGATAAAGTTTTTGAGTGGCAAGGTAAGAAGTACAACACCAATTTGGCTTCAGAAAATAAACCTGCAACCAAAACAGTTAAAACTGTGGTAGAGACAACTGAGCCAAAACCATCTAAGCCAGTTGAAAAATACGAAACGCCTTACGATCGTAGGAATCGTCAAAATCGTGAATCCGGAATTGACTTTGACTCAATGGTTGGTAAATTAAAAAATCGCATCATGGGTGCATCAGATAGCGGCCAAGATCGTATTATGACTGGCATGCGTAAGAATGTTGGCGCTAACATGGGAATGGGTGCCGGCATGAAGTCTGGTGGTAAGGTGTCTTCTGCTTCTAGCCGTGCTGATGGCATTGCTATGCGTGGCAAGACACGTGGAAAGATCTGCTAATCATGCGAGCAAGCCGTGGAATGGGAGATATATCTCCATCAAAGATGCCTAGCGGTGCTAAGAAAGCTCGTCGGGATAACACGGACTTTACAGAATACGCTGAAGGCGGAAAAGTTGGCCTTTATGCCAATATCAATGCCAAGAGAAAACGTATAGCTGCTGGATCTAAAGAAAAAATGCGCAAGCCTGGCAGCAAAGGTGCGCCAACTAAGCAAGCGTTTATAAACTCTGCTAAGACTGCGAAAAAATAATGGCAAAGACTACCGGAACCACTGTCTTTAATTTAGACATGAACGACCTCATTGAGGAGGCGTTTGAGCGTTGCGGTCAAGAACTTCGCACTGGTTATGATTTTCGTACCGCTCGTAGATCGTTGAATCTTTTGACGATTGAGTGGGCTAATCGTGGGATTAATTTCTGGACTGTTGAGCAGGGCCAGATCCCGATGGTTACTGGTCAGGCTATATACCCAATGCCTACGGATACAATCAACTTGCTAGACACTGTTATTCGAGAGAGTAACGGCACATCAAATCAGATTGATATCAACATCAGTGGCATTTCTGAATCTACCTACATGAGCTTGCCTAATAAGCTCGCACAGGGTCGTCCGATTCAAGTCTGGTACAACCGTCAGTCAGGACAAGAAAACCTTACCACGGCCTATTTAGCGCAATCTATCAATAGTTCTGATACTACAATCACAGTGTCAAGTGTTTCTCAGTTGGCTACTGCTGGATTTATCAAAATTGATAATGAAACAATTAGCTATCCCAACGTAAACCCAGCAACAAATCAATTACTTAATTGTGCTCGTGGACAGAATGGCACTACTGCGGCTTCACACACGGCTGGCTCAACTAATATTTTGACAGAGCAAAATTTACCAGCC